GCCAGTGAATCCAACATCTACTGGTAGACTATTAGTTTGTCCAACTATTTGCCCACCAGAAGATGAAAAACGGTTTAGATTATAACCATATTGTGGAGAATTTGTCGAATCTATTGTACTAGTTCCGGTGATAATGCCAACCATGGATCTATCTTGCCAATACTTCAGTACTCCAGTTCGATTGTCATATGAAACCACTCTACCAACTGCAGTTCCAACGCCAATATTTTGTGTAATTGTAGAATTTGCTGTAAATGTAGCACTTTCAATGTTGCCTGTTAATTTTATGGCATATGTTGCACTAAGTTTTTGGTCTATCGGAATAAAAGTAGTTCCAAAAGAAACTGGATTTTTTATTATTCCGATTCTGGCAATTTTATTTCCAGTTATAAAATCCGGATTTAAATTATCATTCTCTATTCTAGAATGTAATAATATATTTTTAGCACCAAGTTCTTTGTATATATTAAATCCATGTCCGCCGCTAGGAAGAATGATAACTTCAAACTCCGGTAGTATAGATCCCGATATTCCAGAAGATTCTATGTCAACAATACCGTAAGTATAACCACTACCACCATTTGTTATATTAATTGACTCTACAGTCGAATCATTTCCAACAACAATGGTTGCTTCCGCACCAATACCATCACCTATAATTGGTACATTTGTATATGATTTAAATGCCCCCAACCCAAATCCCCTATTTGCTATAACTACAGTTTTTAGTTGGCCACTATTTTCTGAGTTTGCATTGTTGCGAATAGCAGAAAATGTTGGATTTGATTCCCAATTGCTGGGTGTTGGGATATAAAATGTTGATTCGAACTTAAAAATTTCGTTTGGATTTATGGTATACAAGTATTTCCAAACATATCCGTCTCCACTTGTTCCTGCTATTCTAGGTTCCAAATCAATAAATGTTGGTTCATCGAGTGAAGGTCTGCCATTAAGATTTTCCGGATCTGTTCCATTATTAATACATATGTACACTTGATAATTACTATTCATCACATAGTAATTTGATTCATACAAACTAGTTTTATTTGTTGTTCTTGATAATTTATTTCTACTTACATCATGACGATACATGTCATATGTTACACCAGACTCCCAATCGATTCTCCTAATTACTCGCCTCACATCCTCTGGATTTATTTTTTTAAGTGATATTATGGTATCCCAAATATCATTAAAATTATCAAATGAATCTATAGGTGATGGTGGCGATTGTTCCCAGTTAGTAGAATAATCAGTAGAATTGGTCAGGCCAACAAAAGTATAATATGAATTTGCTGAAGATCCAATTGAAGAAATAAAATTTTCGGCACTCAATATTCTAAATTGATCAGTTATAATCGCAGACATTGATTCCTACATTTTTCTTATATTTATTAAAGTTTGATAAACTAATATTTTAATATTCATACATCATTATAATTTTCAATCCTCAGTTGATTGTATCTTTTGATTATTGGCGTACTGTTGAGTCCAACAACACCATATTCACTACTTACGGAAAATGTATTTTTTATAGATGGAGTTTCAATTATACCCCAACTATAATCGCCATAATAATAACTATATCCAATTCCAGATATTCCACTATAATCCACCAAGCTAACAGTAACTTTAGTTACTGAGGCACTACCAACCCCATAAACATCAGTAGTTCCAGTTGATACTGAAATTACTTGATATATATTATCAATTCCCGTTGTTCCTATTCCAATTATAGTGCCATCATTTCTCAGTGAGGTGACTCCGTTACCAACATTCGAATTTGATACCTTAAAATAATATCCTTCTTGTATTTGACTTTCCGTAACAATAGGATTGGTTATTGTAGAATTTCTTAGATATGAATCTTGTGGTATATACAAATCGAATATCAATGCGGTAGATGCAAAACCAACAACAGTAGTGCTAATGCCAGTGATTATTCCAAAATCTCCTTGGTAAGAAACATCTTGGACATATTCTTTTTGTGGAATTGGCGGCTCAATAAAAACTAAAGGTGGATTTGTAAATGTATATCCAAATCCAGGAGAAGAAATTACTATTGATGTAACCACACCAGATAGAACATTGGATTCCAATTGTGCCTTTCCAGTAGAACCAACACCAATAGGATTCTGAATGTCTACATTGGGATTTGTTTTATATCCACTTCCACCACCAATTAAACTGATAGATTGTATTGTACCACCTAGTGAAACTGTGGCAGTTGCTATAGCTGCTGATGCTAAAGAATTTTCTACAATTTCAATTTTATTGGTAATTTTTGCAGATGCATTCTCATTTTCTGGATCAAATATAGTTTTTACCGAATCAACGAAAATTTGTGTCGAACCAACACTAACCGACTGAATCAGATTACTTACTGGGAAAATATTTGGTTCATATCTTATTCTATTTTTATTGACACCTATTCCATCAATAATTGTATCATTTCTTTGTTTACACCATTTCACAGGTCTCAAGAATTCGAGATCAGATGTGACACCAACTGAATTATATGGGTTTGTTTCTACGGTATCTGGTAAAATAATATCTGTTACAAGTCTATTGTTTTCTATGAATTTATATTCATCTCCAACTATTTTTAAAATATCACCAACTTTAATTGTTTCTAGTATATCCACATCAATAACATCAATTCCTGGAGTTCCTTTGTAGAATAGTATTCTACACTTATCTCCATTTTTAGGTGCTTCCGTAAATGTAATTGTGCTTCCTCCATTAAAAGTATATGAAACATCAGGTTCCTGCAATACATCATTAACGAAGATGAGTAGAACAAATTTTAAGTCTATACCTGAACCTTCTTTTGCAATAATCGCAAATCTATTCCCGTTATCAGAAATTGGAAAAGTTTTTCTCACTCCATTGAATAGAGAATCAATGTCATCTAATTTTTGAAGTTCTCCAACAGACCAACCACTAAATTCATCATTAAATTTTCCATCGACTATAATTGAAAATGGTTCAAATGATTTGGATGTATCTGTTGGAATTCCTGTTAGACCACCAGATTCTATCGTCAATATATCACCAATTTCATACGAATAACCATAGTTAGTAATGACAAAATCTATTATACTAGAACCTTGACCAACCACAACATCAATTTTAGCTTGAGAACCAATACCACTACTACCAGATGAATAAATTAAATCTAGATTAGAATAAGACAAAGGATCATCAAAAATAATTTGAGGTGGATTTGTTGAAGTATATCCAGATCCAGGATTTGTTATTGCTACGCTAACAACATTACCACCAACTACGGATGCTATACCAATATATTCTATATTTGGTGTTCCAGTGCTGAGAGTTTGTACTCCGACTCTCACTATTGGTTGAACCCCATATCGATATCCGGATCCACTATTTCCAATGCTGATTGATTGAATTGTTCCGGCTGTAGATACTATTGCTGTACCACCTGCAGAAACTAATGGTTGATATCCAAATCCATTGCTAGAACCAACTGATACTATAATTCCACCTCTCGGGACGCCAGCATTGTTTGGGTCATATAAAGCGGATGTTGCAGTTCCAGTAAAATTAACTTGTGTTTCAGATCCAAGTTCGGATAAGTCATAGTTATCTTCGGGACTTTGAAAAATGCTATTAATTAGTAATATAGAATTTGATGTCGAAAAACCAGTAATATCTTTTTCTTCTGATTTTAGCGTAAAATCACTTACAACAGCATCAAATTGTGAATTTATGTCATCAAATACATAATTTTTTTCATATGTACTCACATCAGAATTCGGAATTCCCGATCTTAAGAAAACTCTACCTTGGAATGTAGATCTAATATTTACATCGCCGTTTACCTCATCATATATTGGACCATAAGGTGCCTGGGAAAAATATATTTTACTTCCAACTATATTATAGTTTCCTTTTAATTTTCTTATTAATGTATCTTTTTGATGTGTAGATGAAATCGTTCCCATAACAGGTCTTTCGACCTCAATGAAATTAGTACTTCCAACTCCAACTGAGGTTATTTTCATAATCTCATCATCAATTTTTATAATATCTCCGCCAAAAAAAGAAGTTATTCCGGAGAAATATAGAGTTGTATCTAAAAGTTCTAGATCATTTTGTATAGTCGCAGTAATTCCTGTTGAAACAATTGGAGATTGAATTACATTGTCAATGAGTATGATACATTTTGCATTTTGATTTGTTGCTGTGACATAATGATTATTTCCTATCCCAACTAAAATAAGATCAATCAATTTCGGTGTTGAAGATAGTGCATCACTTGGAGAAGTACAAAATCCAATAAATTTATTATCAAATTTGTAAACATACAAATCACCACTCAGTCTATCCGTTACTCCAACTCCTGAAATAAATGTGTTTGCAATACCGATATTGGCAAGATTAGAATTTACATCAGATTCAGATTCAAACAAACCATAAAATGTGACTGCGGAACCAACAGTTATTGTAGATGGGATGGTACTTGCCAGAGAAACTGAATTGCCATTTATCGCTTTAATGGGAATATATGACTCACTAAAGTAATCATTTATCTTAATTCCAATTGTTGAGTCTACATCAATAATATCAGTTCCAATGCCAGCAGTAGATGAAACTTGAGTTTCTAATAATTCAATAAATGAAAATAAATCAGATCTATAGGTTACCTTTTCTCCGCTATTAAAAAAATGGCCAGGAATATAAACCAAATCTCTCACCAAATCAACCCCAGATAAATTCGAAGTTGTATACTCTACAGAACCATCAAATCGTTTTTCAAAAATTGGAGCAAATTTATGAGTTAAGTCAAAATCTTTTTTGAAGTTTAAATCACTACTTGATGAAAATTTACTGGTGCCAGTTGACAACTCTGCATTCTTGAAATTAATTGAGATTGGGAATGATGAAAATTCTAGATAAGAAACTGAGTGTTGTAATAAAGTAATTGAAACATCAATGTCCGCATTTGGAGTAAATAATAATTCAACCGATGTGCTTACTGTAGAATTAAATGTACCTAAAGAATCATTTGAGTATACATTACCATATTCAATAATTGTTGAAGTTATTTCATTATTAAGAACTGCAATTTCTGAGAGTTGAATTTCGTTGTTTGTCGTATCAGTAATTTGGACTATAAAATATGCAAAATTATAATTGAGTGAATATGATGCAACAAATTCCGCTGTTGGATCGGAAGAAGATGCAATGGATACATTTTTTGACCTTACATCTGCATATTTCAGTGGCCTAGCACTGACAGCATTAGAATTAGTACTCGCAATTGAAACGCCAAACGCATTACAATTTAATTCACTTGAAATATTAGAATAAAAAATTAAATCCAATCCAGACGCAGAAGGGACAACATCATAAGTTCCAATACCAACAAAATTTTTATATGAGTCATTTGATGATGTTATTCTTCCAAATTCTGAGTAACTTACCTGAGATCCATCATATACTAAGTTTATCTCGTTATATTCGTAATCTTCGCTAGTTGGTGATGAGAGTTCAACTAAAATTTTTGCAGATGTAAAATTTGATGGAATTTGATATACTATTTCAGAAGATGCAGCACCGACTGTAGAAAAAGTAGATGCAATACTTACAGTGTTCCCAAAATCATATGAATCATTTTCAAATATATTTTGTTTCGTATCATATGAAATAAAACTATATTGGTATTCATTATTTCTACCATCTAATGGATAGAACTCCAATACAGCTTGATTATTAATTTTAATAATATCAAAGTTACCAAGTTCATCTTCCGTGAATATTTTTCCATATTGATTCAAATACAATTCATTACCGTCCGTCAGAACAGATAATATTGAGGACTGTTTTCTGTCATCAAATCTATCATCCTGTACGGTAAGAAAAAATTTCTTTGCTCTAACTTTAGTGGTCATATTTTTTATATGCTAAAAGAAGTTACAAATGTTCTAGTTATTGAAGTATTGAATTCATCACTTATATCATCTATATTCAAAACCCTATTTCCAATAGATTGTGAATAATCTTGTAAAACTGCAGAGTTGAAATTAATTTCATCCGAGGTCAACTTTCCTTCAATGTAAAAATTATTTTCGGATACTAAATCATAATCTATTATGCAGTCGATATCTACACTACTATTTAAGTCAGCAGTCGCAGAGAAAGTTCCTTCATTTTGTGAGGTTTGAATTCCGGAAGCTTCTGGTATAGACTCGACAATTAAATCACCAAACTTTTTAAATCCTAGTGTATGATTCAGATTACTTACAACATCATTCCACTCTTCTATTGGTATTTCGGATTGTATTGAATATGAGAAATACTGGTAGTAATCATTGTCGTGTATTCTTTGCAGAGAATCATTTAAAAATCCAGTATTATTGTTCCACCCACCAAGAGATATGGAAGAAGATTTTATGTCATAAAAAGTCTCATATGTGATAATTTCTTTGATTACTGATTCTGATTTGGAACTTTCCCCAACAATCAATTCCCCAACTAGATAATTGTTATTAGATTTTATTGTTAGGTATTCATTATTTTTATCCCAACTAAGGACTTTTCCCGATGAACCATTATCTGTGGTAATTGATTCTCCAATAATATAAGAATTTTTCTTTGTGGCAATTTCAAAAGTTGGCAGATCATTTTCTACAATCACTCTTCCACTAGAATTCAATGAATCAAATGTTCCTGGATTTTCTGAATTTCCAATGAAGTCATTCAAAGAATATTCAATATATGCACCACTTCCACCTACACTAGTATTTACTCCAACTATGGGGAAGAGATTGTAGCTATAAGAACTAGAGTTATAACCTTTATCTTCAGTGCTTAATACGGATACTCCTTCAACATAAACATTTTGTCCGATTGAGAATGGAAAGTCTTCTAAGGCACTAAATTGTTTATTTAAAAATGCGGTCACATTTTTGGTTGAATCATTATAAGAAATTGAACTTATTCCAACCCCATTTGAATTGTTGATTGTTACTACTCTTGGAGTTGCATTATATAAGGACTTCGTATTCTTGATAATATTTACTTCATTATCAAGAATATTATAATGTGAAATTGCATCAGATACAATATTTGTGAATCCATCAATGACAATTAGATCTGGATTTGTATTGTAATTTTTTCCTGGATTTTCGACCTTAACATAGTCAATACTAGAGAATGGTTCTACTCTAGCAATTGTGGGGAACTTAACTAAAGGAAGTAAAGTATAATCAGTAGGATAGTCATATCCTACATCAACCAAATTCAAAGTTTCAATTTTTCCAATATTATTACTTTGTGGCAATACTATTGCATTAGAACCAGAATTACTTTCGATTGTAGTCACATACGGTAATTTTGAATAAAATTTTCCGTTAGATGTGATGTTAAATTCGTGTATTTCTCCAGTTGAATTTGTAGAATCTGTAAAATACTGGAAAATTCCATCACTAGATGAATAAGGTAAATTTTCTTTTATTTTTTTAGACGAGAAACTGAATGTATTTGAAGATACTCCTACAATTTTTTGCTTTTGATTCAATTCGCTTAATACAAAGGATATTTGGTTATATTCAGGAACTTCGGTATCAGTTACAATTTCATTCTTGACACTGAGATTCGTCTTTGGAATTAAGTTGTAATATATTTTTTCTGGAAATTCACTATCAACTGTAAATTCAACCCTTGCAGTTGTATCTATTCCAACATTTCCATATCTCAAAATCTTAGAAACATTTTGCTCATTAATTGGCAAATATGAACTGTTAAAATTTTTATCCTCGAATAATTCAAAATCAAATGATTCTGTTCTACCAATGCCCGAATATAACTGAGAAAGTGAAGAATCTGATAGATCAAAAATTACTTTATTGTTTTTTTGTATTTCTATCTTTGGGTTTATTGATGACAGTGTTCCATATGAAGATGTAGTTATGTCTACAATTTCCTTGTCTTGTGCTATTGCGCCATAATATGAGTTTGATAATTTTATCCTACTATCATCATAAACAATTACATAATAAATTCCCTGATTCCGAAGTCCAGTGGCAGAAGAATCTGATGTGTGAATTACTTTTTGTCCCGTGATATAGTCATGATTTAGTATAGTTATTATATTTTCATTTACATCTACAGAGTAAAAAGTTTTAGGATTTGCTGTTAATACTCTATGATAGTCACTGTATTGCAAATAGACGGTTGTTGATATGCCAGGATAAAAGTCAATATCAACAAAATCATTTATTTTTAATTGGTGAGTGGATGCAGTCGAGACAGTTATGGTTGTTTTTGTTGCATTTCCTTTTAGTACTTTAGAATAATTTGTCCTAAAACTATGATAGTTGCCTGTTCCAATTCCAGTAAAATAGAGTATTGATTGGTCGGTCGAAACTCCAACAAAATTACCAGAACTTCCTAGTGCAACTCTATTTGTTGCAATGCCAATTAAATCATTTGATAGTTTTGCTACATAAACAATTGAGTTATCATTTAGATTAAATGAACTAGTTCCGTCAGTGGATACAGATATTGGATTATTTTCATTTGAATTATAGATCAATTCAGTGCCAGTATCCAAATTGTGATCTTTTAGATATATACTCCTTTCTGGAATTGTGATATAAGTCAATCCAACACCAGGATTTGAAAAATCTATAGTATATGATGTTGTTCCAATTCCAAGAGATTCGGATGGATCGAAATATATTTCTTTGTTGTAATTATAATTTCCATTTATTCTTGAGTTCAAATAGAATTTTCTGGGAATTTCCTCCAGAAGAGTGCCCGGTAAATGTGAGGTAGAAATTGAAGAATTTTGTTCTCTTAGAACTTTGATTCTCTGCGAATCTCTGTCCACACTTAAAACTTTTACTTCTTCTGTACCAATCTTAAAAATATCATTTTCCCTAATAGTAAAACCATCTAGTGATCCAGAAACATAAAAATAAGTTGTAATACCGGTAAAACTAGTTGATCCAATACCCACATTCAAAACAAGATAGTTTTGTTTTACTTCTACATTAAAACTGTTCTGTAATATTGAATTGTAATTGGAAGTTGAGTCAATAGAAATAAAATCTAAATTATTTAAATTGTGTGGAACTGAAGAGAAACCTATGATTTTACCAGTGGAAGTTTGGGGATAAAATTCAATATCAATAATTTTAGTTTCAGTTTTTGATACTCCAACAACCGGTTTCCCTTTTAAACTTTTTACTTTTGCCGAAGCGCCAAAACCACCAGAATCTGAATCATTGAAAACAATATTATCACCTATTTTGTAATTTTCTCCACCTGAGATAATTTTTATCGAATCTATAGATCCTTTAAATGTCTTATCGATAGTGGATTTTTGTGAGAATAAGTCATCGGATGAGATGATATATTCATATCTTGAGTTATCACTTAAATTATTGTATATTCTAGTATTTCTGACCAACTTCCTTGAACTAAAATCAAATAAATCTTGATTTGAACTGGAATTAAAATTGTAATCAATTGGTTTTGATTTGAATTTTTTACCAATAATGTATGGAAATGTTGGTATTTTATCTCCAAAAAATACTCCACTACTCTTTGAAACTTCTTCCGTTACTGTCATAAAATAAGCATATGTTCCAAGAGGAAATTCTGGAGTGACGCAAAATCTTCCATTATTTTCATCTAAATCGCCAGAATTTTCAAAAACATAATCTTCAATGAAGTATCCGGCAGGGAACAACTTCTTGTTTGGCCTATTGGGTTGACTATCAAGTGGTAGATTGGAATATCCGCTTAAAATTTGCTTTACTGTCTTGTTATCAGTTGAAGTGTATCCATATGGTCCATATATTGGATTTCCATCATATGCCCACCCCAATAATGGAGAATGATATTTTTCATCATCAAAGTCATTTTGGTAGTCTTTTTTGTAACTTTTGTTGATGTCCTGCAATTTGGTAGTGTATATTTTTTTTCTCAGTGATCTAGGTGCATATAAGTGAGTATACTGGAGGCCATACCTTTTATTTTTTGATTGATATACTACCCCATCATCTGCGGATATTTTATTTGTTTCTAATAGTCTTTTGAATCTATTGATTGTCCAAATCTGCGGATAAGATTCCAATTGATATCCAGTAAGTGGTGTAACTATATCAATGAAAGTATTTTTTTGCTCATAGTTAATTCCGCCACTTATTACCTTGACTTGAACCAGTTTTCCATCAGATACAATCGGAGTTAATATAGCTCCAATACCAAATCCTCTTATGACTAAATCTGGTGGAGAATTATATCCACTTCCATATTCATCAATAATGACATCCACTATTCTTCCATTAGATATTACTGGAGTTACTTTTGCTCCAGAACCGGCGTTTAGATTTATATTTGGTTGTCTATTATAATTAATGATCTCTGACGAACCATATCCAACTCCACCATCATATAAAGATATGGAGGTTAACTTTCCCCTAAAAACAGGTTGAATTTTTGCGAATATATCAACATCAGAAGATATAGTCGGAGAATTTATTTTTCCAGAAATTGTAACTTCTATTGGTTCATATCCAAAGATATGAGGACCTTCACCGCCATTAGAAAAATCTATAAATTGTTTGGTTTTGTAATAGAAATCTGAGGTAGTTGTTCCTAAACCAACATTTGAAACTCTAAAAGAATTGGAATCCAAACTAGTAACAACATATCTACCCGTTTGAAGTCCAGATACATTTTCTGCGCCACCATAGTAGTAAATTATTTCTCCGCTAGAAAAAGGATGTCCATTTGTATTGATTGTATTTGTTGCAGTATTAATTCCTGATGTTGGAACTGATATTTTTTTATTTTTGTATCCAGTTCCAGGTGATTTAATTGAGATAGATCCAACCTTTCTCTTTTTTTCTGTAGATTCGAATGTATGATTTCCAACTCCATAAGAAGTAATACTTACAGTATTAATACCAGAAATTGCATCACTTTGTTTATTGTGTAATGTAATTCCATAATTGTTAATCACACGGGCATAATAACCGGAACTTGTACTTAAACCACCAATGGGAGTATTATTATTTGTTTTATAAGTTATAAATTCCCCATCTCTGAATTTATGATATGTTGAAAATCCAATGATCCCAGAAGAAATTCCAATTTTGGAATTTGTTGGTGATGCATTAAAATTTACTGAGTGGTCATACTCAATCATATTAACTGATGCATTAGCACCAATTCCACCACCACCAGTGATTTGAATTGTTGGGGTATCGATGTAGTTAAACCCACTATCAATTATATCAATTCTATTCAAACTTCCTTCAACTCCACAATATCCTCTTGCAGATAAAGTAACTTCAGAGTCAGTTATTTCTAGTACGGGTGGATTAATAATATCAAGATTTTTTCCTGGAGACAACACCTCAATGGATTTTAATTCGCCATAATAAATTTTGTCTTCGGATTTATAATTTAATATCTCAACTCCATTGATTAAAATTCCAATAGTATCTTCTGGAGTTTCATACTCATTTTCACCAATAATGGGATCTCTCAGCACTTTCATTAGATTTTGAGAACCCACCGATAGTGGTAGATTATTATTAGAAAAACGAAGTAAACTTAATATATTATCAAATACTGTTGTCGATCCGACAGAAATAAACTTTTCATAGTAAATGTCAGATCTACTTCTTGCTAATCTTATCTCCGTATCACTCTCCCTTTTAACATAATATGCTCCAGGATTAATGTCAAATCTAGTTGCATTTACATCCAGATTTTCTATTGCATATAAAACTGCATCTCCTGTAATAAATCCATGACTTTGGCCATCAGCAACTATTTTTAGGACACTGCCGGAAAATGATCCATTCAATGGAATTTTAACAGTTTTGCTTTCTATTGAATCATAGTACGGCAACGATGATGCTGCAATATATCTATCATCTGTATAAAGATCTTTATATACATTTGATATATCAGCAATATAATCATCATATTTTGCTACAACTTTCTTTACATTAAAAATATTCGATATCTCATATCCAGAAGTTTGAATCTGGAATATTTTTCCAGGTATCCCACCAATACCAATTTTTACATTTTGTGGAGGTATAACTGAAATATTCCTTTGTCCACTATTTTTGTCAATGTATTCTATTTGTACACTATCACCTTCATACACTCCATTATTATCATAAGTTTCTATTGTATATTTGAAATTTCCGTCACTTGTAAAGTTGAGAACATCACACTTAACCGAAGCATTAAAAACCCAACAAGTATCCTTTATATTATCTTCATCATACCCAAGATAAAGAATATCACCTATATTTCCATTTTGATAATACCTAGAATTTTCAAAAGATTCTGGTACGGATAAAACATTTGTAATTCTAAATCTTATTTGCTCATTTCTTGGCGAATACCCATAAGCAAAACTATTAATTGTTAGTTTCGTTCCTGCCAAAAATTCAGATGATATGCCAGAGCAGTTTAAAAATTGATTTATAGTTTTTCCATTATAAGATATAACCGATGATCCAAATTCCCCGTTTAGAACTATAGTCCCACTTTCAGGAAACCCGATTGTTGAGTCAACATCAATAATTGTAGATCCAGCTTTGATATCTGTAATAGTTGTTGTTCTTGGGTGAGATTTAAAATCTCCAAAAACTGAACCAGACACATTTATATCTTTATCATAATCATAATCTATTTTTAGTATATAATATTCTTCATTATTTCTAAAAGATCTTTGTATGGATGTGACTGTACCAAAAGATTTTTGTATTCCACCAAATTCATCCTGAAAAATTGTCTGATTTAACAATTCTTCCGGGTTTCCTTGTATCGATTCTACTGCCAAGTTTATTGTAACTCGATACTGTGCATTTGATGGGGAGATTAGAAAATCTCTTGGCAATATGACATTAATATCCTTCCCATAAAGAACGCCAAAAATAATCTGAAATGATCTACTCGTTCCTTTAGAAGAATAATAATCTTTTGATTGCTTGAGGAATAAATTTTCATTGATTCCTGGATATAGTTCTCTATCACTAAATCCATATAGAAATTGTTTTTTTGTCTTGTTAAAAAATTCTTTTAGGAACAATGAACCAAGATTGATTACTTCAGATCCAATAATATGCTCTTGTGTTTCTGATGATGAAAAGACAAATTCCTCCAAATTCCCAACTGAAAACTCTGTAATTCCACTAAATCCTCTTACGCAATCGTTGAATGATGTGGATGTTTTGGATTTGTATAATATGATTTCATTATCAACTCTTATAATTCCATATGTCTGTGGAAATCCATTTGTATTCTCCACATTGATTGTATTGTCAATAAATCCAAGATCAATTGTAGTTGTGGTTTTTTCGACAAGATTTGATAAATTATTTACTTTTATGTAATGATCAATATTTTGAAGTATATCATATGCAGATCCTTTCGATTCTAATGATCTGTAATATTCGGTAAGAAGTTCGGCAACAAGAGGATATTCCTCTCTCACAAAAAGAGGAAGTTGACTTTCTACAATTGAACTTAATTTGATTCTATTAGTTTCCATTTATTATCTTCGTACTAAGTTGCCGTTTGAATAACTAGATGTAATTGTATAATTTGATCCAGATGTATCTGAACCAGACTCAATGCTATCCGGTATGGTATTTACCTCTAACTTATTAATATCTATCTGCAAATATAAATCCTGAGTTCCAAGAATATCATTTGATTCTGGTATTGCTGACAATTCAATGATCGGTACACCACCATCAGTTTTCTCAGTCTGTATAATTTGAATTGGATTTGTGATGATCTCACCACTCATATAATCAACCGTACCAATAGATCGTCTTATGATGATTGGATCGGAGTTTGTGTCTAATGAGAACAAAAATAAAGATCCGGTTTTTCCATCAGCATTGGGAAGATCGCCAAAATAAACAGTATTGGAAATTCCACTTACTTTAAATCCAGATGATTTTATGTTATATCCAGATGTATTTTTAATATGAAACTTATTTCTGAAACATATTTCATACTGTGCAAATTGATTTGGTGTTACTTTGAGATCTCTTCTTATTTGTAATTTTGTGATGTTTGATGTGATCGCTACATCACTATCATCAACCAGTCTTTGATACTTGCTATATTTAAATCTTGCTCCATATTTATTCAGTTCTTCCGAATCTGCGTACCTTTCGACATTGCCAATAACTTTAGATCTTATAGTCTCGACACTTTGAGCAGAATTGCTATCATAATAAACATTTGAATTGATTTCAATAAACAAATACTTTAGATCTAAAATTTCAGGAACAATACCAGATACAGAGTACTTTCTCAGTTCTCTTTTAATGTTATCTTTTGTTGTGTTTGATAGAAATGTACCAAACAAAGGTTTAATCGTAATGAATACCTTTCCATACTGAGGTGGAACCAATTCCTCTCCACCGAATGCGCTTACCGATTCTGCTTCTGGATATATTTTTGGTATTAGAGTCTCATAATCCGATGCAGTCACTGCCCTGTTTTGTGCGGCATATGCTCTTGGCGCAAAATTTCGGATTGAATTAATCGATTCAATCTCAGATCCTCCAGATGATGCTAGATTTGTTGTGATTAGAGAAACTTGCCCATTCACTGAAATTCCATTTCCATCTACTAAAATTCCGGAAAAATTGAATGATGAAAATCTATTTCCATTTTTTCCATTCGAAATCAAATAGGAAACATCAATATAATTATTTTCTCGCAATTTTTGTCCGAATACATCATCACCAAAGATCAATTCATATCTTTCATCTTCAATTTCTTGAATGAAAAAAACTTTTGATGTTGAAGTTACATCTAAGATGTTATTTGAATTTATAAACTTTGTTGCGCTACTACTAGATTGGGTCTGTCTAACAGAAACTTTGAGAGTTCTTGTGTCAATTCCTCGGTTTTCCAGTATGAATCTCTGATTTCCATAGTTATTATCAATTAAATTGACAGTAAAATTAGTATTGGCATAAGATCCCTCATAAATGTCAATACCATCAAATGAAGCAATGTTATTAATTATCGGAACCGTAATATCATCAAGAATAGAAAAAACAAATGAAGATTGCCCAAAATTTGCTGTACTACACACAGTACCACTTTTGAGAGTAACAACCTTAGTCAGTGGATTCGAAACCTCAACGAAAAAACTGATATTTGCCTTTGCTGCTCTTCTTGATTTTGGCACATAACCAATATTACGAGCCAATGAAACAACATTCTCACGAAGAGTTGCACTATCAATGAAGACTTCATTGCTCACCATATTTGCATTGTAAGATGCAATATATGTGTTATATGCCAACATGTCTATCAAAACAGACATGTTAGATCCCTCAAAATCATAATCGGTAAAGTTTGAGTTAGATCTCAAATAATCTTTAATTGATGACTTTATTTGATCAAAATCTAAGTTAGTAAAATTAACTAGTGACATTATCGTACTGATTGTAGTGCAAATGTGAGTTGTTGTGGTAATGCATCAATTCCAA